CACCTGGCGTTTAAAATTCTAGCATAATTATTTGTATGGAAAAGATTATTTGCAGTGGAGCCTTATTCTACACCTTAGATACTCATAGATTTTTGTTTTTACATAGAACTAAAGGTAAACAAAATAACCTTTGGGGATTAGTTGGCGGAACAAACGAAGGTGCTGAAACACCTTGGGAAAGTTTAAAACGAGAAATATCTGAAGAAATTGGTAGTGTAAAAATTAAAAAAACTATACCTTTAGAAACTTTTATAAGCAATGACGATAAATTCCAATTTCATACATATTTGTGTTTAGTAGATAGCGAATTTATTCCTATACTAAATGATGAGCATGACGGATATGCTTGGGTATCTTTTACAAAATGGCCAAAACCGTTACATCACGGACTGCGTAATACTTTACAAAATAAAACTAACCAACTTAAACTTGAAACAGTTTTTAAATTGATTGAATTAATATGACCCAAGCAATGTTTTTAGAAAACTTTGGATTCTATAAAGAAAAAATACCACAAGATCTGTATAGTAATTTATTAAAAGAATCATTAAATTGTACTGATATAGTAAATTCAGGAATAACTGAAAAAGGGGTTGCAAAACATTTTAGACTGAAGGATACTGCTCAACAACTTAATCAATATATAATACCTCTTATTAAAAATTACGAAGTTGACTTTCCTGGTTTAGGCCAAATAGGTATACTAACGAAATCTTTACCGTATAAAATTGAAGAGCAATGGATTAATCATCAAAAGGCAGGTGAGTTTATTCCTAACCATGTGCATCAAGGAATATACAGTTATAGTATATGGATTAAGATTCCTCAAATAGATGACAACAATTATCAAGGTAATTTTGAATTTACATATAATAATATAATAGGAAACATTATTCACCAACGATTTAGATTAACAAAAGAAAACGAAGGAGAAATAATATTTTTCCCTTCAAAGTTACCACATAATGTATATCCTTTTTTAAATAGTAGCGAAACAAGAATATCTATCAGTGGTAATATAATATTGGATGCAGGATAATGGATAAAAAAGATAACGTAAAACAAACTACTTATGGATACGAAATAACTTGGGTTTCTGAAGAAACATACGGCGGAAAGATATTAGTATTTGACAAAATAACAAAAACAGATTTTTGGTTTAATAGTAAAACCGAAAAATGTTGGTTTGTAAATAGTGGTGAGTTTTTATTTAAATGGGTAGATACTAGTACAGGCCAGTTGTTTGAAAAACAAGCTGGCGAAGGTGTAACATTTATATCTAAACCACTAATGCCTTGTGCAATTGAGTGTAAAACTGTTGGTAGTGTAACCGAAGTAAACAATGGCATTACAGATGATCATCATGTTGTAATTAAAAAAGAGAACTACTAATGAATCTATTAGAAAGCCCCGAAGTTCAAAAAGATATACGTGCTTACAAACAAGCTGTTGATAAAATAGTAGATGAAAAAAATAAACAAATATTTCAACATATATTAGATGAATATCTGTCTAGAATAAAAATTATTAATGATACACACAGTTCAAAAACGCCTGGACTAATTAAGCCTAGTTCAATTCAAGAACATGTGAAAGAGTTAGGTGATTTACGAATAAAGTTGACTAAGTTAGTTAAAGATACTAATTAAATATTATCCATATTCTTGATCTTCATAGTTCCAAACATAGCCGCATGTGATGTACATTGGTAAACGTATGTAGTATTATTAGTAATAGAATCAGCTACACGCCAGTATAACATTCCGCTTGATTTACCCTGTGCATTTGAATCAAGTGACACAGTTCCGTCTGCAGCAACGTGTGCTAAATTACTAGTTAATCCAGTTAACGTATTGTCTTGTAGTTCAAAAGGATGTCCACCAATATCATCTAGATCAAATGCAATAGTAGTACCAGTTAGTACTGTAATAGTAGGGTTATTGCCGCTGTAATGACTGTTAATTGTATATGCACTTGTACCTATGTTTCCCATTCTAAGTGTAGCAATAGCGTGTTCGTAAACATCATGCACGTCTATGCTTGCTGCTTGTATGTCTGTTAAAGTACCAAACGAAGTTACTCCTGCAGATGCTGTTATAGTTACTGAATCACTAGCTTGGTTTGTTGTAAGAATAATTCCAGTTCCAGCAACAAGTGAAAGTGTATCAGTTACACTATCTGCTTCAACGTTATTTTGTCCAAGAACTGATACAACACTAAACGCATTTTGGTTAGTATCGCCACCACCACCGCCACCTCCGGTTGAATTAATAGTTATAGCATCGCCTGCTGGATTTGTTACTAGGGTTACATTAGATCCTGCAACAAATGTAAGTGTGTCAGAATTTGTATCTGCAACAATATCGTCTTGCCCAGCTACGCTTATTGTGCCAAAATTATTTGGTATTGATACTGCACTAGTATTTCCTACAATGCTCCAGGCAGTTCCGTCCCATTGCCAGGTAGTGTTACCTTCTGTAAATGTATCGTCTAATGTTGGTGTGTTTGGAAAATTTATTGCCATTGTTTACCTCTTACTGTATTTATTAATCTGGTACATATCCTGATGGACCTGCAACTGTCGGATCGCCTACGTCACCGTCTTGGAATATATTTCTAATTGTTGTTAACGAAGGCTTACTAATAACAGGAGCAATATATGTATTATGTAATGCGTAACCTAATGGGTTATTTGTTTGTATACCAGACTGTGTACGCATATCGTCTGTCCACTCAGGACTAAGGCTTCCACCGTCCCATAGACTTGAGTATTCAAACATACCAAAGTTTAGTAGGAACAAATATTCCTTAGCCGCTACTTCAAATGCATTTCCATCAGTCTTCCAAGCATTTCCGCCATATCCTGATGAATCCCATTTCCCTGCATCGTATGCTTCTTCCATAGCTGCATACAAAGGACCACTTGCCCAATCTGCACTAATATAAGAATACATCTTTAATGATACTGCGTCAAGTCCGTGCATATGTAGTGTATGGAATACGTGTTCAATTACTTCTTGTGCATCGTTGTCACCGTCTCCGGGAGCAGCACCAGTTGAGTTTAGATACCAAACCATATCGTTAGCAACGTGACTATCAAATAGTGGCGATAAATTGTAAGATGCAATACCAGAGTCTGTTAGGAAGTTTGGAGTATAATCACTGCCAGCACCCCTTGCTACTCGTTGTAATGTTGGGCCAACTGCTGCGTGATAAGTTCCTGCGTCACCACTTAGTGTTTTAATAAATGTACGCTGTGATGCTTCGTTGATGCCTGCTCCATTTACGTCAGTAAATAATTCAAACATACGTGCTACCTTTTCAACAAAGGCATCAGGCACTGCTGTCTGGCCACCAACTGCTCCTGCTGCAACAATTCTTACACCATTAACTGTGACTTCTCTACTAAAGAAATTACTTCCATCGCCAGTAAGATCAATAATTGCACCGTTGTTATATTCCGAATCTATTACAGGTGATACTACTTCTGCTGAAGTAAAGTTAGGGAAAATTCCCTGTAATTTAAGATTTGGTCCGTTTACCTCTACCGGTTGTCTTCCATATTTGTCAAATAAAACTTTAGTGCTTGCACCTAGCAAACTTGTGTTAAATTGGGTATAATCTGTATCTGAAGCAGTGTCGTACATTACAGGTTTTGCTTCAGCTAATAATTTTGTTTTTAGTTGTTGGGGTGTAGAATCTTTAAGAGATTGCAAATGTAGAGCAGTAACTCCTGCAACTTGTGGCGCTGAAAAACTTGTACCAGACAATGATGTAATTTTATAATTAGTATCTACTGGGCTATCTAGAGAAGTATAAACATTTGTAGTGCTTACTGCTCCTACAATATTTTGTCCGGGTGCCCATATGTTTACTCTTGGACCTCTTGAACTAGATCCGGCAGTTCTGTCTTTGTAAATTCCACTATCATTATACGCACTAGTACTAATATTACCTACTATAAAAGCATCGTCGCTGTGCGGACTTGAACCTCTTGCGTAGTTAAAAGTTAGGCCTCCAAAAATTACAGTATTATTATAATCATCTCCGCCCAATATATCACCTTTATAATAGTCATTACCTGCAGCAATTACAACATGCACTCCTGCTGCTATAAGTTCATCTACGTCTGCATCTACAGAAGAAATTCTGGCAGGAATTTTTCGTGTGGTCCCTGCAAGAGGAATTACTACTCCAGTACCTTGCCAAAGAGTTAAATCTGTAGTGTAATCAACTCCCCATACCCAACCGGTGCCTCTATATGTTCCACTTGTAGGATCACCAGTTACTGTGCTAGAATATCCCCAACTCATATTAACAACAGTTGGCCGGCCATTTGTTTTAGCATTATGCCATTCTTTTATTACATCAAAGCAGTCAGATATAGCAGTTCCTGAACTATCTCCAGCACCTTCTAATCCAGCTATTTTCATAGAGTATATATGTGCATCTTTTGCAAATCCGTATACATTACCTGCTGTTATGCTTGCACATAATGTTCCGTGTCCGTCAAAATCTCTGTTATAATTTGCGTTTTGTGTACCACTTACAACAGACTGTGCAGTATACCAGTCTATAGCCTTAACTCTACTTACGCCATTGCTATCTATAAAGTCTGGATGATTTGGTTCAATACCGCTATCTTGAATAACAACGTCTACTCCCTTGCCTGTTAGTGCATATGGAAACGTATTATCTGATGTTCCTCCACTTCCGTAACTATTAGTTTCCATTATACTTCTACGCAAGCCCCAATTAACATAAGTGTTATTATCAAATGTTATAGGTTTTGTAAAATTACCTAGTTGCGTAGAATTAAATCCGATTTGAATATCTGTACGTTGATCAGGCGGAATTTCAACAGCAAGCACTCTAGTATCTGCTTCAAGAGCAGTTGCTTCTTCGTCTGTAAGCATAAAATGTGTTTGTCTTTTTGAAGCAGGTCTTGGATTTGCAATGTCAACACTTCGATTTGGAATAGGTCCAGCACCCGAACTTGCAGTAATTTCATACTCAAGTTCTGTTAGATCTACACCTTTATGTACAACTACTGTGTATTCTTTTTCCATATTAGACTATTCCTGAATCGTCTAGTCTTCGCCATACTCCGTTAATGTATGCTTGAATTTTATTATCTTGGGTGTTGTATATTATATCACCAACTACAGCAGATAAGGCATCTCTTTGTGCATTGTTATAACTAGGTAATCTAAATGGACCTCCACTAACAATAGTTCCGTCTTGACTTGATAAATTAATAGTTGTTGCACTATCAATTGTAGGAGAACCAGTACTTGTTGATACAAAGTTATTTGCGTATGCAGTGTTACGTACGGTTAAATCATTTTGTACAGTTAGGTCTGATGATGTAGTTACTGGAGGAGTTATTGTTATTCCACTACTATCGTCTGTATCAATAATACTAGAACCTATTGTAAAGTTACCATTAGAGTCTCCTGCTGCAGCATTTTGAAAAGTAAATGCTCCTGAACCGTCTGTAGTAAGTACTTGCCCAACAGTTCCATCTGAAATTCCTAAATCAGTTATAGCCGTTGGTGTTGGAAAACTAGGTTGTACCCATTGATTACTATCGTCATCTGCTACATAAACAAAAAACTTACCGTTTGTGCTATTATACCATATATTTCCGCTTTGTGGGTTTTCGGGTGCAGTATCGCTTACACTTATACTCGAAGCGCCGCTGCCTGTACCTGCGCCAGGATTTGCACTAGTAATAGTATTACCCATGCCAACATGCACTGTACAAAAATAATATAAAGTTGTAGGTGTTGTATTTGTAATTGTTATTTGTATACTACGCTGTGTTGACTTTGCAAAGCCTGCTATGTATTGTGCCTTTGTTACAGGATCGTTTTCAAGTTTATAAATTACCTTTGTAAGGTAAGTTGTTCCAGCACCAAGTTCGCCGTTTGCATCATCTGCACTAAAACTTATTGGATGTATATTTGCAGTTGCTCCGTCTGCATTAGGGTAAAATTCGTTTGTTTGATTGTTTTGATTGAATATGTAAGTAAACCCAGTAACTAAACTTAGTTCGGGCTTGTACACACCATCTATGAAATATTTGTTGCCTGCTTCGACGCTGTCGGGGTCTACACCTACAGTAACAGCATATTCAACAACACCAACTCCTGATGAAGTTAAATGTTCGCTGATGTTGTTATCTGTTAAAACGCTGAAACCGCCTGCAACTCTACCAGAATATAATCTAAGGGTATTGGACTGCTTATCAAAAAATACCTCACCACTGTTACCAACATTTCTATCTAGAAAGTCGTCTGGCCTAGGTATAATCCTAATTCTATCTACTATCGGTGCTTGATTTGATGCCATAATTAAAAGTCCTTCACAATACTATTTATCGATATTGTGAAGGACAAAGTTCTTTAGTATATGTCGCCGTTACCTTGGTCGTACTGTGGTGGTAATACCTTTTCACCTGCACTAGGTGACGGGCCAATGATAGATAGATCCTCTTCGTCATTATCTTCGTAAATAGCACAGTCAGTAATTAAAAGTAATCCTGCAATACTTGCAGCATTCATAAGAGCTTTTTGTACAACAGTAACAGGATCGATAATGCCAATCTCAAACATGTTTCCGTATTCACCTGTAGCTGCATCATAACCAAATTCGGTATCTCCTTTGGTTACTTCATTTGAAACAACATCGGGACTATCACCTGCATTTATAACAATTTGCCTTAACGGCTCTTGTAATGATTTGAGAACAACTTGTATACCTGCATCCTGTTCTGAATTTGCACCTTTGAGATCTTTCACTTTGTTCATTGCACGTATTAATGCAACTCCGCCACCTGGTACAATACCATCTTTTAGAGCTGCTTTTGTAGCATGAATAGCATCGTCAATTCTGTCTTCTTTTTCACGCAATTCAATTTTTGTTGCTGAGCCAACTCTAATAATACTTACAGCACCGGTTAGATTACTAATACGTTTCTGTTGACCTTTGTCAGTGAAAACATCATCGCCTCTTGGAGCATCGATATAGTGTTTAATTTTTTCATCTATATACTTTGTAATAGTTTCTTTATCGCCGTGTCCGCCGATAATTGTTACTTGGCTATCGGTAATTTCTACTCTATTTGCAACTCCACAATCGTCTAATTCGGCACTTTCTACTTTTTTACCTGTTTGATCAGAAATTACAGTTCCACCTGTTAGTACAGCAATATCTTCGCAGAATTTTGTACGCATCTTGCCTTTCCATTCTGGTGGTTTAACTGCACAACACTTAATAGATCCGTTTAATGTGTTTATTACTAATGTAGCAAGGACATCTTGCTCTACTTCTTCAGCCATAATTAAGAATGGACGTTTTGTTTCTACTAATTTTTCTAATATAGGCAAAATATCATTCATGTTTAAGATTGGTCTGTCACAAATTAAAATTAAGGGATTTTCTAAAATACACCGTTGCTTATCTGCATTAACAAATTGTGGAGATAAGTATCCATGCTCATATTGGAATCCGTTAACATTAACAAGTTCATCATAATAATTCATGCCTGGCTCGACTGATACTAGTGCTTCGTGAGTTGCATTATCGCCGCCAAGAGCCTCAGTAATTAGTTTACCTAATTTAGGATCATTGTTGGTTGCAATAGTTGCAACAGCTTCAGTTGATGCTCTATCTTTACAAACTTTTGCATTAGATGTTAGTTCTTTCATTACTGCTTCTACAGCTAGATCCATGCCTCTTTTTAAATTGATACCACTGATACCTGCTGTTAAGAATTTATTGCCTTCATTAATCATTTTTTGGGCTAATAGTGTTGCTGTAGTTGTTCCATCACCGATATCTTGAAATGTTTGCGTAGCCGCCTGCTTAATCATACGGACACCAGTATCTTCAAGTTTATCTCTTAACCAAATTTCTTTGGCAACAGTAACTCCGTCCTTTGTTATGTGCGGTGGGCCAAATGTTCTTTGACAAATTACATTTCTGCCTTTGGGGCCAAGTGTTACCTTAACTGCATTTGCAAGAATGTTTACACCATCAATTATCTTTTTACGTCCTGGTGCACCTTGGACAACTACTCTAGGAATTATTTTAGACATCTTCTTCTCCTTTTAATTTTCCAAGAATTTCGTGCTCTTCTAAAATTAAAAATTCTTCTTTATTAATTTTAATTTGGTGTCCTGCATAGCGTGGGTAAACAATCATGTCTCCTGCTTGTACAACCATATCTAATAAATTACCATCATCACTGATCTTACCTGGTCCTACACTAATAACTTCGCCTTTAGTAGGGCGTTCTTTAGTGTCATCAGAAAGAACAAGACCTGACTTTGTTTTATTTTCGTCTTCGACTTTTTTTACAAGAAGTCTATCTCGTATAGGTTCAAATACCTGCATTATCTTCTCCTTTGTAACAACATTGCAAGGTATTTATATTAGTATTTTATTGTGGGTAATGGTTTGTGGTTTACGATGGCTTAGTTGGCCAAACAGGATCCCAAGGAAATCTAGTTTGAGCTGGTAGGTCACGTAACGCTGTTCTATAAGTGGACCATTCGGATCTTTTACTAGCATCCATTGCTGCAGATACATCGGGTAAACCTGAAAAATCTGATTCTAGCAATAGCTGATTTCTAGTAGCTTTTACTTCTGCTTCTAACTCTGTCTGACTTTT